TTCCGATCTCTTTTTTTATATACAACCTTTCCCAAACCCCGCCCACAACAATATATTCTATCGCAACCAATTCATAAAACAACCATAACACAATATATTCCAACGCAACCAATTCATAAAACAATCATTTCATAGAAATATATTCCATCGCAACCAATTCATAACACATATCACATATAATACTACAATTCACTTCATAAAACATAACAACACCATAGTTTAATACCTACCAATTATATACCAATCAATTTTAAAAATATATCCTCCTTCTTCAATCCACAATAGAAAAAACTCAATCAAATAAAGGGATTATACTATCTTTCATTCCTTATATATTTTTCTGAACCCCTTGCAATTGCCGCGCGGATCTGCTATACTATAGTCACGGTAAGGGGATACCAACCGTAAATCGGGCGGCGGCCGTAAAACGTGCGAAAGGTAAATGAAATGAAAAAGAAAGTGAATCTTATGAGTGCGAATGGCGACAAAAAGCTTACTCGGAAGGTGCTTGAAAGGAATGCGCTTGACATAATGACAATGAGTGATACCGATTTTGAAACAGCTTTAGCATGGGTTGAAAGCGCGTCAAGAGATGAGTTAATTAGTTTTCTGATTGATAATAATTGAAAGGTGGGGAACAAAATGAAATTAGTCAAAATGTGGCAACTTTTTGCAAAACCACATGAAGAAATTACAGCTTGCTATGCAAAAATTCTTAGCAATTATAAACCGCTTAAATGTCGGTGTATGGCGGTAAATTATGGCGATGATATTATACTTTATCATAGCCCAAAAGAGTGTGTTTGCGGTGATGATGGTGTTGAATACACTGTGAAAAACGTTTCAATGATGACGGAAGATGATAATTATTTTATCATTTACGTTGAAGTGAAATAATATAATAGGTTGGGTGGGTGGGAATAACGAAAGGATGAAAAAATGATTTATTTTGTAAATGCTCAAACGAAAGAACGGATTGAGTATGATGATATTGCAAATCGTGTTTTTGGCAAAAAAGAATTGCCTGTTGATTTGAATGACATTGCTCAACAAATTGTCAATGCGAAATGGGATACATTTTACGCAATATCAGATGACAAGCGGTCGGGAATATATAAAGTTGGTGATCCGCAAGACGCGGCATGTAATTTGCTTGTGGCGTTGGTAGACGTAACGTCATTGCATTATGCCGCTGTCAACTCGATGGCTCGTGGATATGTGTCGAGAAAACGACTTGGCATAATCGTTCCGTATAATGGGCGATATGGGATCGGCTATAAATGGTTTACGCCCTGTCGAATATCGACCCAGTTTAAATTTGTATCTTATCTTGTATTTTGAAATCCTTCTGACGAGCCTCAGGAACAAGGCGAAACGCGCTGTTTAAGAGCGCGTCAAGGAAACCGAAAAATACAATAAATGGTTTTCTTAGAAAGGCAAAAACTATGATGAATGAAACTATTACAGTAATCAACAAGAAAAGCGAAATAATTGACGGTATCAACACCGCAACAGCGTCAATTTACTCTTCGTTTGTTGCTGAAAGCAACAACGATAAAGCGAAATTGTATAACGCTCTTAATTCGCCCGAAGTACGAATGGCAGACCACATTGGCAAGGAAATTAATGTAAAAGATGTTATAATTGAACCTGTAGAGATTGTTAACGAAAAAACAGGCGAAGTCCGTACAACGCCGCGCGTAACATTGATTGATGTAAACGGTCATACTTATACCGCAACGTCATACGGAATATATAATTCATTGAAACGAATTTTCGGGTTGTATGGATCGCCCACATGGGAAGAAGGTATTCCGGTTCGCGTGCGACAGATAACAAACGGTGCAAACCGAATCTTCACTCTGGATATTGTTATGAGATAATATCCAAAACAGGGAATACAATATATTAAGAAAATGGTTCACGCACTATAACCGATGATTTATAGTGCGTGAAATTTAAAAAAGGAAGTGATATAATGACTAAGCAGGATGAGTTGTTGCGAAAAGCGGTAAAAAACTATAACGCAAAAATAAAGCGGTTGGAAAAGAAGGCTCAACTGTCAGCGGAATATATTCCTATTCCGCAAAAAGTATATGTTTCAAAAATTAAAAGTAGCGGCGGAAACATTGAAAGTATAATTTCGGAATTGCAAGCATTTACAGCAAAGCCGAAAGTCGCTGTTGATACCGAATTAAAGAAAATGGTAAAAGCCTACAACGAAAAAGCAAAAAGGTTTGAAAAGCGGGGTTTTAAAGTCAATAAATTATCATATTCAAAATTGAAAGATAGTCCCGATGTTGCAGATACAAAGGCTGTAATAAAAGAATTTATGGAAGGGGGGTATAAAACAGTAAAAACGGAAAAGGGCGTTGAATTGCCCGATGCAATATATAGGAAGGCGAAAAAACAGTTAGACATCATAAATGAACGCCGAGCGAAACAACGCGCAAGAGTGGGCGAAATTGAGCGGGGTAACTTGGCGCAAATGGGTCGAATGCGCGATGTTAATTTGTTGCCGAAACAGGATATTGATCAAATCAGTATGCGTGACATGCCCTCATATTTGCGGTCGCTTGATACACAAACTCAGCCGAATTATCTTGAAAGAAAAAATGTGCAATACAGGAATAATTATATTTCAATGCTAAATAATTTATTTGACAGCAACGATCCGAGATTGAGAGAAATAATAAACAAAATACATTCGATTAATATTGACGACTTCATTAATGCAAGTTTGGGTTCTGATTATTTGTTTATTTTGTTTTATCGTGATCCCGTTGAGCGTGAAAATCAAAGGGAAATTATTTACGATAATATCATGAGGTTATAAAATGTATGTTGCCGACTTTGAAACAACAACGAACGCGGATGATTGCCGAGTGTGGGCATGGGGATTATGTGAAATAGGTAATATTTCAAACTTTATTTACGGAAATAATATAATATCGTTTTTTGAAAAGATGAAAGATTTATCTAAACAGCAAGAAACGATATACTTTCATAATTTAAAGTTTGACGGGGAGTTTATAATTTACCATTTATTAAAAAATGGTTGGTGTCATATAACGAATGAGGATAAGCGGCCGAACACGTTTCAGACGCTTATTAGCGACAAAGGAATATTTTATTCAATTACAACTTATTTTAAGATTCTAAAAAAGAAAAACCATAAAATAACTTTTTTAGATTCTTTAAAGCTGTTACCGTTTAAGGTGGCGGAAATTGCAAAAGCCTTTAATTTACCAATACAAAAAGAAGAAATTGACTATACGGCGGATCGTGAAATTGGGCACGAATTGACAATTGATGAAATACATTATTTGCGTAATGACTGTCAAATTGTGGCGCAAGCTTTAGAAATATTATTTCATCAAGGTTTGACAAAGAACACAACGGCAAGTAACGCAATGACAAATTACAAAGAAATAATAACGAAAAAATGTTTTTCAAGGTGGTTCCCCGAACCCGATTACGATGCTGATGTTCGCCAATGTTATCGCGGCGGCTTTACATATGCAAACCCGCGTTTTACTCATAAAATAGTTGGCAACGGAATTGTATTAGATGTTAACTCTTTATATCCTTCAGTTATGTACTATTGCAATTTACCGTACGGCGACCCAATATATTATGATGGTAATTATGAAAAAGACGATTTATATGATTTGTATGTGCAAATGATACGATGCAACTTCAAATTAAAGAAAAATTATATTCCTACAATACAGTTAAAAAACAGCACTGCATTCAATCCAACGGAATATATAAATGACAGCAACGGCGAAGATGTCACATTGTGCTTAACTTCCGTTGATATGGAATTGTTTCAAGCACATTACAATATTTATAACATAGAATATATTGGTGGTTGGAAATGGAAAAGTTCAAATATAATGTTCCGTTCATATATAGATAAATGGTATGCTGTAAAAGAAAAAGCAACGGTAGAAGGTAATAAACCGTTACGGACAATTGCCAAACTGATGTTGAATTCGCTTTACGGCAAATTCGGCATGAATCCGAATGTACGTTCGAAGATCCCTGTAATTGACCCGCTTAATGATAATGTACGATATTTATTCGGAGAATGGGAACAGCGCAAGCCGATTTACATTCCGATTGCGGCATTTATAACCGCATGGGCAAGATACAAAACAATTTCAAGCGCACAAAAAGTATTTCACCGTTTTTTATATGCGGATACTGATTCATTGCATTTATTAGGAAATGACATTCCCGAAGAATTGGAAGTTGATGATGTAAAGCTTGGAGCATGGAAACATGAATCGAGTTTTACAAGAGCTAAATTTTTAAGAGCTAAAACATATATTGAAGAAATTGAAGGTAAACTAAATGTAACATGTGCAGGAATGCCCGCGAATTTGCACTCACAAGTTACTTTTGAAAATTTTACGGAAGGCGCAAAGTACGGCGGAAAATTGCGACCCGTACATACAGCGGGCGGAATTGTGCTTGATGAAACCGAATTTACAGTGAGGAAGGGTTAAAATTATGTACTATGAAATAGGAAAAGCCTTGAGTTATAATTGTTTATTTAATTTTATCGTTGGTATGCGCGGTGTAGGCAAAACATATGCTTTTAAACGATGGGCAATACAGGATTTTTTAAAAAATAAAAATGAGTTTATATACATTCGGCGGTACAAAACGGAGGTAACAGCACAAAGGTTAAAATCGTTTTTTGACGATATACAACCAGAGTTCCCGAACGTTGCATTTAAAGTGAAAGGAAATATGTTTTATATCAATGATGAGTATGCAGGACAGGCGCAAGCATTATCAACAGGCAAGATCCTAAAATCAATCCCTTTTCCGAAGGTAAGTAAAATATGTTTTGATGAATTCATTCTTGATAAAGGAGTATATCACTATTTGCAAGATGAAGTAACCAATTTTTTAGAATTATATTCTACAATTGCAAGATTGCGAGATGTTGTAGTTTTCTTTTTGTCGAATGCGTATACAATTTCTAATCCGTATTTTGACTATTTTAATATTGTGCCGCCGTACGGCAATAAAACTATAAAGCGCATTAATAATGAAATATTAGTAGAGGTGATAAAGAATGAAGAATATACAAATGCGGCAATGAAAACGCGTTTCGGCTCAATTATAAACGGTACGGCATACGGCAAATATAATATGGAAAACGATTTTTTGAGGGATAATAAAAATTTCGTTCAAAAGAAAACCCAAAGCGCGAAATATTATTTCACAATATTATATATGAATAATAATTATGGAATATGGGTAGATTATAAAGAAGGTTTAATTTTTGTATCCCGTGATATTGATGAAAGCTGTTTAATAAAATATGCGCTGACAAATTCGGATCTTCAACCTAATATGCTATTAGCTGTTCGGAAATCGATATGCCTTCAAACGTTGCGAAACATGTATAATGTCGGCGCGGTTAGGTATGAGTCCGTAAAAATAAAAAATGAATTTTCGAACGCATTTAAATTAATACGCGCTTGACAAAAATAAAACTATGTGCTACAATAATTTTGCGGGGAGCATGTTCAAAATAACGTTGTGAGTTCAGAGTGTAACGGGTGAAACCGACTGAACCGCTGAATAGGTCTTACAAACTAACGTTAAACAGCTCCCTTGCAATTATAGTAAAAAGGGAGATTTACATTTATGGAACAATGGATTCAGATTATTACAACTTATGGAGTATCGATTGCGGCAATGATAGCTCTTGCGGTTTACATTGTTAAAAAAGACAAAGAAAATCAAGCAGTTATCAACGAAATTATGAACGAACATAAAAGTGAGGTCAATGACCTTAGGAAAACAATTGAAAATAATACACTGATTGTGACAAAACTTTATGAGAGGTTGAGCAATGAAAAGTAGTGATGATTTTGTAAAATATCTTTTTAAGCGTTTGCCTAAGAATAAACTATTGGCAGGCACTTATTATTGCGGTGTAACCGATAGCGAGATCGGAACAGTACCCGCACATTATTTGATGGGTACAACGGGACAAAAAGCGACGCAATGGCGACTTGATTATGCGTATACTAAATATTATCAGTCAAATTACAGTAAAGCCGAGTTCGACAGTAAAACGCAAAAATGGATAACAGACAATGCATATTTGTATGACTGCAACGGCTTGATTGATGCATTTGTTGGACAGGATAACAACGCGGCGGGTAATTATACAAATTGGTGTGGTATCAAAGACGATGAGGCACTTGAGTATATTACCGAAAAGGGCGAGCTTGCGGCAGGTGCTTGCGTTTTTAAACGTAATTCAAGCGGCAGGATCCACCATGTGGGATATGTAGTCGGACAAAACGCAAACGGTGTTCCTCTTATTATTGAGGCAAAAAGCTTTGTCGATGGAATTATTATGTCTACTCTTAATGACGGTTGGAACGAATACGGTATTCCCAACAAAATACTTGTTTTTCCCGAAATTGAACGAACACGCTTTAGGGTAACAAGCCCTATGCAACGCGGTGAAAAATTTGAGTTGATGCAAAGAGCCCTGTCTGCAAACGGATATGATGTCGGAAAGATTGATGGGAAATGGGGTGTGAAGTCACAGGCGGGATTTGATGAGATGCTGTCTGTAAACGGTAAAATGGCAAAAGTAAAAGTACAAATAAACGGTGTAACCGTGCTGAATGGAGAATACTAATATGAAACGTACTAAAGAAGAATTACTTCAATCTTTGAAGAGTTTTATCGGAGAGGACGAAAGCGAAAATGCAATAGCTTTTCTTGAGGATTTTTCCGATTCTTTCACCGATAATTCGGGAGAATTGGTAGAAGTCACAAACAAATATAATTCACTTAAGAAACGATATAAAGAACGTTTTTTCGGCGAAGGTGATGAAGACGAAAAGCTTGCAGAAGATGAAACCGAAGAGGAAAAAAAGGAAATTAAAATAAAAGATTTGTTTACGGAGGAATAAACATATGCCTACAAGACCTAAAAATTATGTATTGACAAATGTATCTAAAGATGTTATCAACGGAATTATAAACGAAGGTTTTTCAACAAACTATAAGAATTATATTCCGTTCACTGCAACGGATGCAGATTCTATCCGCGCAATTGGTAAAATTATTATGGATAGCCCTAATTTGCGCAACGCGTTCGCAACGGATCTTATCAACCGAATTATCCTTGTTACAGTAACAAGTAAAATGTATGAAAACCCGTGGGAACGACTTAAAAAGGGTGTTCTGTCATTGGGCGAAACCATTGAAGAGATTTTTGTAAATATTGCAAATGCGGAACTTTATAATCCTTCCGTTTCAAGTGAAACAGTATTTAAAAGACGCATTCCCGATATTCGCGCAGCATTTCATATTGTAAACTATCAAGTTAAATATCCTGCCACAATTTCAAATGAGGATTTGTCAGCGGCGTTTACAACTGAAAATGGCCTTTATTCTCTTATTGAGAAAATATATGAATCCCTTGCAAGCGCGAATAATTATGATGAATTTAATGTTATGAAATATCTGGTTGCGCTTAATATTGTAAATGGAAATATCAAGAGTATTTCAATCCCGTCACTTTCCAATGACGACAATATTAAATCGGTTGTAACACAAATTAAAGCAACTTCTAATAAAATGAAGTTTTTGACTGGAAATTATAATATTTCGGGGGTAAAAACTCATTCAAAGCATGAAGAGCAGACTGTAATTGTTACCGCTGATTTTGATGCGGCAATGGATGTTAACGTTCTTGCGGCGGCGTTCAACATGGAAAAAGCAGAGTTTTTGTCAAAACGCCTTATGGTAGATTCGTTCGGCGATATTGATATAAATCGCCTTGCTCAATGCGCTCCCGAAACATGTGAAAATATTACATATGACGCTAACGGAAACGTAACATCCGCAAGCCTTAAGGGTATTACAACGGAACAGCTTGTTGAATTGGGTGAAATCCCCGCTGTTATAATAGATGATGATTTTCTGCAAATATATGATCGACTTATTACAATGGAAGATATTAGAAATCCCGATGGATTGTATACTAATGCATTCCTTCATTGTTGGAAGATTATAAGTGTTTCGCCTTTTGCGCCTGCCGCAACTTTCAGCGACAGTGTGGCGGCGGTTAACAGTGTTACTATTTCGCCCGCAAGCGCAACGGTTGTTCCGAACAGCGAAATACAGTTTAACGCAAAAGTTAGCGGAACGGGATTCTTTAATAAAACTGTAAAATGGACGCTTAAGGGAGCGAATTCAAGTAAAACATATGTGGACGTTCGCGGAACGGTATTTATCGGAGCAGACGAAACCGCAACAACACTGACGCTTAATGCTGATTCGAACGAAAATCCGTCAAAGGGAGCAACCGCAACAATTACTGTTTACAAAGGTAAATAAAATATTGTAAAGGAGAAAAGGCGGGCGATAGTAAACCTATTGTCCGCCGTAAAACAATGTTAGCACCAAGCCCAAACTCAAAAATACAATTATTTAATAATATAAACATTGATATTAATTATGAACACACACTTTATTTTGCAAGTGTATCCGCGCAAAACTCATTTTTTGCACAATGGGTTGTATACAGCGCGGATAAAGCAATATATGTTCGGGAAAACGGAAGAATCCGATTGCCGTTTACAGCCGATACATTGATTGGATGTAATTATTTACGCTATCAAAATACGGGTTATTTAAACCGTTGGTTTTATGCGTTTATAAAGAACATATTTTATATAAATGATAACACATGTGAAATAGAATTTGAAATAGATGTTATTCAGTCCTTTAAACTATATTGTGAAATCCCTGCATGTTGGATTGAGCGAAATCATGTTTATGAAGATTGGGTAGGCTCAAACCGTGTAGAGGAAAATATATCAATCGGCGAATACGTTGTTGACAGCGAAAGTAAAGCACCTTTCGGTAATAATTGGAGTGTTATAATGTATTCATCATTCAACCCCGCAAATTATGAGGCTGCGGGCGGCGAGTTGGTAAAGGGGATGTATAGTGCGCTCGAAAGAACGGAAATCGGCAAAATAAGTATTGCAAATGGAAGTGGTGTATGGGTAGTTGATGCAAGAGACAAAATAAAAGATATTGTAACAAATCACGCTGACAAAGTGGAAGGTGTAATATCAATTGTGTTGACGCCAACAGAATTTGAAGGTGGGTTACAAGATCTTGTATGGACAATAAAAAGAGATCCGAAATTTTTGGGTGTGAATGTAAACAACAATAAACTTTTCACTGCACCGTTTTATTGTCTTTATGTTTCAACAGGTTCGGAAGGTAAACTGTATGATTTTGATGATAGTACCACAGGTGACGGACTGGGAAGTATCACATTTAATATTGAAAGTGATTTAGCACCAACACAAAGTGTTAGTGCAATTCCGATAAGTTATAAAGGAAGTTCAAAAAATTACAGCGAAATGTGTATTATGACAGGGTTTCCGCAATGCGCATGGGTAAGTGATTCATTTAAAACATATCTTGCGGAAAATTCCGCCAATTTACTTTTATCAAGTGCCTTAGCAGTTGGCCAAATTGCGGGCGGTATTGCAATTGCGGGCGGATCGGGTGGAGCGGCACTACCGATTGGCGGCGGTATGATTGTAAGCGGTGCAATGTCAGTTGGTCATATTTTAGCAGATGTTGATAAAGCAAGCCGAATCCCTCCGAAAGTGAGCGGTAATATTACCGGCACTGCGTTATATTCAATGGGAAATAAAACATTTCGCGGTTATATATTGCGGCCGCGTGATGAGTATGTAACAATTATCGATGATTATTTTACGCATTACGGTTATGCGATCCATAAGGTTGAAACTCCTGCAATACATAATAGGGAAAGTTTTACTTTTATACAAACTAAAGGTTGCGTTGTTCGAGCCAGTGCAAATAACGAATATGAGGCCTGCAATTCCGCCGCAAGGGCGAAAATTGCACAAATATTTGATAAAGGTATTACGTTTTGGGTGGACAATGCGAACGTTGGTAATTATAAAGTTCGTAATAAACCGTTGGAATAATGGAGGTTTTAAAGTGATACGAAATAGTATGAGTATAACACAGCGTTTCCGAAAAGAGGCGGAACGCGAAAATATTGAATCATATAATTTTTGGTTCAACCGCATTACGGAAATTGCATTGGCGGGTATTAAATATGAGAATTTGCCGCCGGAAATTGATGCAAGATTTATTGAATTGATATTGTGTTTTGACGGGAAAGCACTGTTTTATTACGATGAGGAATTGGAAGAGTTCGTTGTTCTTCAATTTTACAGTAGTTCCACATTTGATATATACCGCGAGCCGTTTAAGCGTGTCGCATTTTCGCCCGCTGTAAATTATCGTAATAAGAACCTAAGCAATGAAAATTCGGTTATAATATGGAATAATTCTACACGTTCAAATGAAATTTTGGCCTTACGCTCATATGCAAAACGTATTTCGGAATGTGAAAGAATTATCGATGTTAATGTAAAAGGCCAAAAAACACCGAAAATTATATTGACTGAAGATAGTCAACGGCTTACAATGGAGAATCTTTTCCGACAGTATGACGGCAATATACCCTTTATATTCGGCACAAAAGGGTTAAGCACTTTATCGGAAATAAATGTCCTTGATGTTACAACACCATATATCGCCGATAAATTACAGATACTAAAACGACAAATAATCAGTGAGGCCTTAACGTATTTCGGAATAGATAACGCCAACACCGAGAAAAAAGAAAGATTAGTATCTGATGAAGTTACCGCGAATTTCGGCGGCGTTGAGATTGCCCGCTTAACGCGATTGAAGGCACGCGAAGAAGCAGTAGCTAAAATCAATAAAATGTTTAACTTAAATATTAAAGTAAAGTTTGCTGAAATAGACCGAAAGAATGAAGAGGTTATAAAAAATGAGTAATTATACGTCACAATTACGATATATTTGCGAAGTACAAAGCGGATTCACGCCCACCGAATTAAACGAAAAAACAATAGATGAAATTATTACAGCGGCGCAACCGAAAATATTTAATTTTAGGTTTCCGATATATGATGAATCATATCGCAATGTTTTAGAACATGAAATACTTTTTCATTTTTACATGCGTGAAATTGGTGCTGAAACATACGGGCTGTTTAATTATTATCTTGCGCGAAAACTCCGTGAGATTATGCCTTACTATAATCAACTTTATAAAAGTGCAATGTTGGAATTTAATCCGCTGAACGATGTTGATTATACGGAAGAGCACCATGGTTCGCAAGGCGGTGAAAAAAATACTGTAAACACAGGTAATTCATCTTCAACCATAAATGCGGAAAGTAGTCAAAATACAGTAGCCGACAATAATATAAACCGAAATAACACTGAAAATCAAAATATCACTGACAATGGAAAAACAACGAACACAGCAACAGCAACGGCGTCAACAACTGAAAATACAAACCGAAACACAAGTGCGGAATCAAATATTAGCGGCATTGATACGGATGCTTACAGCGACACGCCGCAAACAAGTGTAAGCGGCGTTAACGGCATAAACGATAATTATTATTTAACAAATTATCGTAAAAAGTCAAATAATACCGCAAATAATAGCGAAACAAGGGAAAACGGAACAAATACTGCTGAAACAAGCAGTAATAATGCAAGCAACGGAACAAATGAAAATAAGCGCAATTCCAGTACAACGCAAGATTTAAATGAAGAAAATCACGGCGAAACGTACGGAAACGCAACAAGCCGAACGGAAAATACAGGCCGAACAACCGATAACGGAACAGAAAACTTCAATAATACTGATGAATATATAAATCATGTTATTGGAAAACGAAATTCCGCAACATTCAGCGCAATGTTACTTGAATTTAGGGAAACACTTATAAATATTAATAAAATGATATTTGATGAGCTTGAAGAGTGTTTCATGAATATATATTAATCGGAGGGTTATATAATGATTACTATAAAAGATAAAGAATTAGAAAAAGTTAATATTCCGCTTAATTCGGTTTATACTCCAGTCATTCCGTGTGTGCTTGACGGTAATTTATCGTTTTTGGAAATGGTATGGAAACTATTGTATCACATAAATGTTATCGTTGATGCTGTAAACGCAAATCACGGCGACATTGAGGATCTTGCACAGGCTATAAATGAGCTTATTGTTGATAAATTATCGGTTATCTGGGTTGAGGTTGATATTACAGCAAAGCCGCCAAAAGCGAATAAAACTTTCGCTGAAATTGCGGAGGGAATGCGAAAGGGAATTGTTTTTCTTACTGTAAAACAGCGTGGTACAATAATTGCCGTTCCTGTATTTGCAGGTGATACCCTTATATCCTTTTTCTTTGTTGATAATAAAAGTTCAACTACAATTCAAATTAAATCAGATGAAAGTATTAATATTGAGGAATATAATTTTGCCGCTGAAAACCGTTCGGTTCAGTTTTCCGAAGATGTTACTTTCAATAATATTGCTGATTTTAATAAGTTTACACAATTTCACGAAACAACGAGATTTTATAAATTAATTACCGCTGACAGCGGAATTACAGTGCCGACAGCAACAGCGGTGAGCGCACGTACATTTGCGGCAAATTTAGAATATGTCGGAAATGCTTGTTCGGAAACGTTGACGGCGGCGAAAGAATATGCTGATACACAAGCTGCGGCGGTGCAGAAATCAGCTACAATATACACTAATACTAAATGCGGCGAAACACTTGCGGCGGCGAAAACGTATGCGGATACACAGGATGAAACAACGCTTACAAGCGCAAAGACATATACCGACAGTAAATTTGCACATGTAAGAATTGTAAAAAATGCTGATGGATCGCTTACAGCCGATAGCACATTTTCTATAATTTACCTTAATATAACAAGAGGTGCTGTTGTTGATGTAAAGTTTAGATCAGAAAATGTCCGTAATTCAACTTATATAATGCGAAATACGATAATCACGCCTACAAAGTTAACTTTTATCGGATATGATGAAACGGCAACAATTCATACATGCACGATTGACAGTGATAATAATATCACATACACATAATATATTTTAGTAAATTGGTAAAAATGGTTGCAAGATAAAATGATGTGTGCTATAATAGCATTGTGCAAAGGGAAAGTCTTTCAGCCAACATATTATTTTTTCTTGCCTCCTTAGTTTTAAGAGCGCAACAACCCCTGAAGATTAGCAGTTCAGGGGTTGTTGCGTTTTTTATTGGACTTTACTTATTTTAATCAATGTCTTTCATCCGTGATTTATAAACTTTCATTTTTAGTTATCCTCCTTTTCGTAACCGACAAAATACACGTCACGGTCACGGTAAAACGTAAGTTTCACATTATCCATTGTGAAACTTGTTACACCTTTTCGCCACATTAAACGGTAAACAGGTTTATACCAAAATTCAACCGTTTCATTTAACTCAAAAAATTCATCAAGAGTTCGTTCTACAGTTTCATACATTGAAATCATGATAATTTTCATTTTACTATCCTCCCATATACTCTATCAAAGTTTGTGTAAATTGCTTTTTTCATTTCATCACATTCCAAATCACTAAATTTTATAAAGTCAGCCTGCCAATTTGACATTTCGTTGCGCCAAATTTCAATCGGCGCGTGTGAACTATCCCCCCATTTTTTTAATTTGGTAAGTTTATACTTATCACCGCTGTAAATTGCAAACGGCGCATAAACCCGAAAAACATGTTGTTTGTTTGTGTTGTTGAGTTTTACAGCCGATTTATACAAAACAGCGTTGTTAATTCCTGTTTTAGGTAAAATCTGCAAAATAGCATATTCCGCTGTTTCATAATCCTTATTGTGAATAAATTCACAAAAGTATTCCGAATTGCCGCCCTGCCAAACAAGTAAGAATATCTGCGGTTTGTTGGGCTTGCCGAGTAAATTAAGTGTTTTGTTCATTTCTCAACCCTCCAATTCTTACCGTATACACGTTTTGCATTATCTTCAATTGCGACGCGAAGTTCCCCATAACTCTCTTCATAGTCTTCATAGTGCGCCGACCAATCGCACCGATCATCACTCCATATTTCTATTGCTGTTCCGCAAAATTCTTTTACCCGTACCATTTCATAGGGGTTGCCGTTATAGTATGTAACAGGGACATAAACGCGATAAATATGATATTTATCGGTTTTATTGAGTTTTATACCGCTCTTGTACAAAACAGCATTTTTATATCCCTTATCCTCGATAAGTTGTAATGAAATGTATTGTGCCATTTCATAGCCCTTACAATACAAACATTGACAATGTGACCTGTTTTCTTCCTTCCAAACAAGAAGAAATTGTGTAGGTTCATAAGGATTTCCATGTAATTTTAAAAGATAAGAGTTAGTCATTAATAATACCTCCTGCAAAAAGTATTGCTACAACACCTACCGCCGCACTTACAATTGTACAAAACAACATTTTTATGTTATTGTCTTCCGATGTTATTGCGGTGTATAGGCACATGCCGCACATAACAAAGGCTGATAAAGCGATAAAAATATACAAAATGAATTTCATGGTTACCTCCCTTCCCCGTATAGCCAGATAGGACAGCTTGAAAAATTATTTTTGGAAAAGATTTGGATAAAGAATATATTTATCCACATAATGCCATTCTTGATACTTTAGTGACGAAAAATGACGGTAAAACCCATTTTTAAAAACTTCAAAAAATGGGTTTTTTGCTGACCCTTCCATTGCTCCTTCACTTTGTCTAAAAATATAGTCTGCACGGTTGAGGAGTGCCCATAAAGTTTCCGCGGGCGTTTCATCATCAAATATATTGATTGTTATAGTAGTGTTAACCCATGTACGATGACAAACGCTAATAGTGCCGCATCCACATTCATTTGACGTTGCGTCATTGTGAATGGCGTTTGCAATCAACTCAAGATCGGTTGATTCGTTGATGGTGTACACTTTACCAGTGTTCGTTGTAATTTTTATCATTTCATTTACCTTTCGCACGTTTTACGGCCGCCGCCCGATTTACGGTTGGTATCCCCTTACCGTGACTATAGTATAGCAGATCCGCGCGGCAATTGCAAGGGGTTCAGAAAAATATATAAGGAATGAAAGATAGTATAATCCCTTTATTTGATTGAGTTTTTTCTATTGTGGATTGAAGAAGGAGGATATATTTTTAAAATTGATTGGTATATAATTGGTAGGTATTAAACTATGGTGTTGTTATGTTTTATGAAGTGAATTGTAGTATTATATGTGATATGTGTTATGAATTGGTTGCGATGGAATATATTTCTATGAAATGATTGTTTTATGAATTGGTTGCGTTGGAATATATTGTGTTATGGTTGTTTTATGAATTGGTTGCGATAGAATATATTGTTGTGGGCGGGGTTTGGGAAAGGTTGTATATAAAAAAAGAGATCGGAA